CTTATTATGCCAGTACGCAAAGACCTGAGTTACCATCCTGATCTGCTCTGATCTGCGGAACCTGAATGGTCATTACTTTAAAATGGTGAACCATTCCACCCTGTGAAGACCATTGAACTACTCTGGGGGAAAAACCATTGACCATACGAATGGTGCTGGAGTTCATCTGTACCATAACTACTGTATCATCTGCAAGACGATCAGCAACTTTAATGCCCATAATACCATCTAACTCAAGAAGTCTTTCACGAATGGATTTAGGATAACCAGTAGTATAATCATCCCCCATTACTGTTTCATAATCAGTAGGAATATAAACCATATAAGGGCCGTAATGTTTAGCATTAATCATAGCCTTTTTCATATCCTGAATATCTTCAAGAATCTGAGCACCTGTTTTTCCAGACGCATCCCAATCTGTACTAAGAGACACATCATTTCCATTAGTATCAGAAATATAAGAATAAATAGTACCGCCACCATAAGTAAAAGAAGTATCAGTAAAAAGCAAATCTTCCAACTTTTCGGATACTCTGCGTGTAACCGCTTCTACCATAGTAGTATCAAGTGAGTCCCCACTATTCCTGCTTGCTTCCAAAGAACGCTGATCAATAGTAAAATCACCATGAATAATCGGAATCGGCAAATATTTAGTGCTGTACTTAGGACGATCCCCCTGTCCCATTGTGGCACCATCCATACTAATATTCGCACTACCAGGATCATTCATATCTTGGTATTCAAGAACAGTTTTGCCCATTGCATTACTGATATTATAAGTCAGTCCAGCGTTAAACAAATCCGAAACACCAACAAGACGCTCTCTTGCAACTTTCTGAACAACACGATCAATTTCAATCCATTCATCACGCAGCAAAGTGGCATTAGCAACTGGAACTTTTTTATAAACAGGTTTGCCATCTTTTTTGCCAACCTGCTCATTTACATATGGCCGTCCCTTATACCAATACGGTCTAAGGGAATGCACACTGAACCGTGTTCCAAGCACATTCGCTAATTCAGGATTAGAAAATCCTTTATCCTGTCCAAAAACATCCATTTGTGTACCCATTATTTACTCTCCTTATTAATTAATTTTATTTTTAATTCAAAAACCCAAAATTAAACGATAGTTATATTGATTCGTTGATCATATCCACCATCAAATGTATTAACACTTTCCCCACCACTGGAATCGGAAAGATTTAATGCTTCATCTGCTTGCCCAACGACTTGCCGATCAAATCCAGTAAAAGGATCATCAGAATCGGCAGAATCGGCAGTAAACTTTTTCAGAGTACCATCTCCATTGGATTCAAGATAATCACCAATAGCCACATTTTCTCCATCAGCAAGAATGGCCTGTGCCTGATCACCACGCTGAGGCATCCAGCAAACTACACGAGCATCAGATGCATAAACATCATCAATCCCATTTCCCTGATTTTCATCTTCTATGGCAAACATGGGGAGCGAACAGGTTCCACCAGAAGCAGAATGCTTCTGAACTTCGTCAGCACTTGTTCTTTCCAGAAGATGTCCAGGATAGAGAATGGCGGCAGCATTCTTTTCAATCTGCGCCCGACCAATCTGTACTTGTTTTAACACAATCGTATTACTCATTTTTATTTTCTCCTTGTTTATTTATTTATTTCTGTAAAAATACAAATTATTTATCAGAAGTAAAATCAAAATCCATATCCGGCAAAACACCATCACTCGGGTCTTCATTATCAACCGGAGTATAACTACCAACATTACCTACATAATTATGATTGGTGGGTTTCTTCTCTGGAATAAAAGAAGCAAGTTTTTCCAAATGATCAAAAGCAAACTTTTTCAATTCATCTTCAGTAAACGAATTTGTTTCATGAGCAAGAATCTTCTGAACAAGTTCAGTCTTTTTATTTTGGAAAATACGATGTCCATTACGAATGGATTCCGCTACTTCAGGATCAGCATTCGCCAAAATTTCATCAAAAGTCATCTTCTTAATGCCCTCTTCAGTTTCGTTTGTTTGTTCATTTGTGGTCACATCTTCTTCATTCTTTTCAGGTTCTTCCTCTTTCTTTTCAATGGGTTTTGCTTTATTTATTACCATTGCAAAAGCATCTTCTGTCAAACCCAAAAGAACTTCCCGATCATCCTCAGTAAAATTATCATTGTTATCAATGAGTTCATCTACCTTTTTAGGACAACATTCCTGCATTGTCTTAGCCATACCTTCCTCCTGTTTATTATTATTTACAGTTTCAACGGTTTCCTTTATTACCACTTCAACTGGTTCTCCATTAAATTCAAGACTTCCATTTTCTTTAAAAGATTCTTTTTTCATATCATCCTCTTTTACCTTATTTGCCCTTATACCACATCCATCAGACCAAGAACAAGCCCCAACACCCCCCGGCAAAAGTGCAAGATGATCTGGTCTTATATTGGTGGCTACAGCATTATAAGTTTCCCCATTCCAATCCCCAGTTAACTCTTGTGCATCACAAAACAATCCTGTACTTACTTCAAGTGCATCACCAGAATCTAATACATTTATTACATCACCGCCAAGAGCATTAAGAACAGATACTCTTAACCAAGCTTCTGCTTTAAGTTTACCATCAACAAAAACAGTATTAAATATTTTACCTACCACTTGTTTATTATACACTTGTGGATCATTACAGGAAATTGGAGAACCACAATCATCTTGAGGATGATCTATGCTTACTGGAACACCATTCCAAGTCCAATGATAATTTTCCAATTCTTGAGAACTATAAAATGTAGGTCCACCAGAACCAGCATGTACTCCTTCAGTCATCATAACAACAGGGTATACTACATACTCTTCCCCATTAAGCAGTTCTTTTCTGCTTTTAAGTGCTGTACTGAATTGAACATGTATCATTTTATTCTTCATTTAACTTACTCCTAAGATCCATATTATCCGTAATATCAAGAGGTAGAGCTATACATCGGCAATTTGGATGAGCTGGTATCATTGGTAAAATCTGTTTAAGTGTATAAACCCCATTTCCAAACTTTGTTTTTTTACGGGCTAAAGCATTGCATTTTTCACAAACTCTTGCATCACCGGCTGTTTGCCATTCTGCAAGAACTTTTACACCAACTACCCCCCAATTTTCATACTCTTGAATAGTAGCATGATGATGAGCACGAATTATTTCTGTTCTTGCAAGTAAAGTAGCTCTATGCTTACCTACATGTTCTACTCTATTAGTTAACGATCGTGCGATTTCCCTCGGACCCCTGCCCTCTGCCATTCCTTGTGCCAGTGCATCAGAGATTTGTTTATCCATTTCATTTGTAATGCCTTTCAGATTAGTATATGCCCTTGTATATAACAATCCCACTCTATCAGCATGAACTGGCAAATTGAAATCAATATCAATACTCCTGTTTGTTGGAACGGCATATCCAGCTTTGTTTAATTCTGTTCTTGCTCTTTGCATTCCTTTCCGGTATGCTGTTGATATATATGTATTCAACCAAAAAGCATTTACTGCTGATCCTATTTGTCTGGAACTGGTTACTTCTAATATACCCAATTCAACCTGTTCCCTGAACCAATCCATAAATTGTTGTACTTTTTCAGGATCAGTTAAAAACGCAAATTCGCCTTCCCGTAATGCTTCATTTGTGACCAAATTAATACCAAAGCAATCATTTGTCACAACACTTTTATTTATAAGCCCTTTTAAGGCACGAAATTTGCGATTTAAGACCGATACAAGTCTTTTCCTAAGTGTTAGGGTACGTGTGGGGTCAACCCTTAAAATAGAATTGAAAATTTGCGTTTGCATTATTCTTTTGTGTCATCCGGTACTTTAGATTCACGAGATGAAAAAGAAAAATCATCATCATCATCCAATTCACCCTTAATCTGTTGAATAGTATCTTCATCAAAATCCATAATATCCCTAAGAAATATTTCAGGAGGAACAAGCATATCTGATCCGGGTGAAGACACATATTCTTTGAGTGATTTTGTTTTGGTATAATTGATATCAGCTTTTTCTTTTTCCCCAATAGCACTCATCCGCTTCCAATCAATTCTATATTCATTATTTTGGGGTTCTGGAAGAATATTATATTCAATGAGCCTATCAATAAGTGGTTTAATAATTTCAGGAGAACAGAAATTTTCCATTCTTTCACGAACTAAATTGTTCCATGTTTTTTCATCTTGGTTACTGGACAATTCACCCCGTTCTGACCCCATCAAAATTCTTTTCGGAATACCAGTAGCAATACTAACAGCATTTAACTGAACTTCAACAAAATCCCTTGGGGTCATAATATTGGTTTCAAGGTTCTTAATATCAACACCTTGGACCTTTAACCATCTACGCAAATTATGTTCATATTCATCAAATTGAGTCTGAAGATCATCTTTTTCTTCTGTACCGAATTGGTATTCAGGATCAGCTTTGGCTACTTTACCAGGGGAAGCATTTCGCCAAAACATTTCAGCACTACCACCAAGAATCTTTTCGATATCATCTAACCTATTATAGATCCCTTCCAAACGAGGAACCCCATAGATGTTATTTTCCATAGGCTCTTCAACAATATGTAAAACTCTGGAATGGTGTACTTTAAAGGAAGGAATGGACATTATTTGATTATCATCCTGATCAGGATTTATATCGTATACTTCAGGCAGACCGTACCTGGGAGAGTTTTTTCTTGTGTCAAATATAGATATTTTTGCTGTATCTTCAGAAAAAGGTTGAATATAAAGAAGTTCATTAACATTATCTGCATTGACCGGCAATTCAAATTTATCAGTATCATCCAACCCTAAAAGAATAACAGCATACCGACCAAGACCGAGCAATTTATCAGCTCTATATATATCACGAAAAATACTTTTTTTACTTACTATTTTTGCCCATTCTTTAGAAAATTCAGTAGGTTCATTCGTTGCATCGCTTATCCTTGGTGGATTTGACCAACAAGACTTGGCAATCCTTTGAATCACCATTTTAGCAATTTCATTTCTTTGAAATTTACGGTAAAAGTCAGAGAATTGGAGTACTTTTTTCCATCCAAGAGTCTGATACATATCTCTGGATGTTCCGTAAGTTTCACCAAGACCGGCACTATACTGTAATCTGGAAGAAACAACACTTAATGTTTTTAATACTCGCTTTGCTTGGAGTACTTGTAACGATTTTCTTCCTCTTTTCATGAATAACCCGCTTTACCTTACTTTGGCTTTTTTAGTAAATAGTAATCTTTGTTTGAACACAAGTTAAGACTTTTGAAAAAAGATGCAAGTGCTACCCTAATCAGCCCCGTTTTCCTTTTGTATCAAAGAACACATCATATCTTTTAAACACCTTTCATCAGTGGTTGTGAATATATGTACCTTTTCATTGGTTGTACTAATTACAAGTAACCAATTCTTGAACTTACCGAACATAACCCCATCAAACGCCAAATCTTCAAAAGTATCTATATAGATCACCATGAACCTGCCCTTTTACTGGATTTAAGAGATGTATATGCCGCTGAGGAAGCATCAACTTGGTCCTTATTATCGGTATTGGGAAAATCTTCTAACTCTTGTAAAAAATCATCATTCCAAGATCCTTTGAATATGCTTATATATCCTAAATTAACTGCTACACTAAATGGATCAGCTCTGTATATCTTATCACCTGTAGGACGGTCCAAGAATACCTTATTGCCCATTTTTTCTAACGTATCTTTTGTAATATATGCACTATCTTTACCACCCGAACCGGGTTCTTGTTCTATATACTGAGGAACTAATGGCCCATCCAATCTTACTGTTTCTCTAATAATCATTTCCCTTCTGGATGTTCCCCATTGCCCTCTAACAACATCCATAATAAGAAATCTCCCATTCTTTAACTGCGCCATTTTTACACCAACGGTAAAAGTACCCCCATCTTGAGTACCAGCTTTATCCCAGTACCGAATAATTCTTACAATTTGCATTTCATTAAAATCATTAGGATCTATAATAGCAATCTTAAATACTTGGAACATACCGGAACCGGGTGATGTTGGATTCTGGTCAATTTGTGATTTATAACCAAACTGCCCTAAATTCAACAACTGTTCAAACATTGCCTCTTTATCTAAACGAACAGGATCTAAATATCCATCTTGTTGTTCATAAATACGGACCAATTCTTGGGGCGATACACGCTTTTTATTTCCTTTTGATAGGGTATCCCCAGGTAAACAAATATGCTTAATTTTTTTGCCCTTTTTAGCCTTTTCAAGGGCAATTCCAGATGGGTCTTTCTTGTGTACCCTTTGCATAATAATCAATTCAGGTACAATACGTTTATCCACTACCCTATTAGACAAAACTTGGGACAACCAAGCATTACATGTTTTCAACTCTGATTCACTATGTGCTTTGTATGGATCAAGTGGATCATCTATTATTTTTAAGTGAGCATGAAAACCAGTTGCTTTTGCCGTAACGGATGTACTCAGTACACCTCCTCCCAATTTCCAAAATTCATATCCATCTTCCCCTACTTCTTTATATGTTACTTTAAAATTGGATTTACCTGTATTATCTTTTTTGAGGCGTATCCCTGGAAACATATCTTGGTACTTTTGTGATCTCGTTATATCCCTAATGAGATCAGCTTGTTCAAGAGAAAGATAATCACTATACGAAACTTTAATAATTCTGAAATAAGGATAATTAGTCCAAATCCAAGGCACAAGAAAAACAGTACACACAAGTGACTTGGTTGTACCTGGAGGAAGGTTTATTATAAGGTCGTGTTCTTTGGGTAATCTCTTTGCTATTCTGTGAACAATCCTTTCTATTTGAGAACATATATATGGAATATGCCAATTCCAGTGAGGAGGATCATTTACAATAGTATCCCAAAACTCTTGTATAAAGTAAAAATAATCCACTTTGCATCTTTGAGATTTTAATTCCATTATACTCAAGTTACCTACTTTAGAAATAACATGATCCGATAAAATCTCTAATTCTTGATTATACGCAATAGCTCCCATAGCTTTTAATAATCCTTTGTATTTTCTTCCAGTTCTTCTTCTCTTATAGCCTCCAAATTCCTATCATCGTACTCCCTGGATTCAGTATCAATAATATCCTGGACTACTGATGTAGCACTCAAGGCTTTTGTATCAGCATTAATACCTAAAGCCTTAAACAAGATATCCATCTCCGCTGGATTCAGTTTTCCTAAATCTAATTTATTCTGGACTAATTGATTGTACGTATTACCGGACCCAATAATATTGTTATTTGTTATATTTTGAATAAACGTATTACCGGAGTTATTGTTGCCTAATAATCTTGCCATCTCTTTACCAGCACTTCCTGTATCACTCATTAAAGTTTTAAGAGCATCCTTAGAATCAACAAATTTTACTTTACGTGTAATATAAGGTGCTCCTTTAACTGGAAAGATTTCTTTTTCTTCGTACTCTTGCACACACACTCTTACATGAAATGGCATTTTGGTTAAAGGCAATAATTTACCTTTCTCATCAAAAGCATCTCCTTTATCCAAATACGCCATACAACTCAAGTACTTTTTAGATTTATCATTAGTAGCTTTTAGAGCTTGGATTCTGTTTATTAGTGCTTCTCTAAATGCCTTTTGCACAGGAATGGAACTTATTAGCTCCTTTAACAACTCCCCCCTTTTTTTCCCTTGAATCTGTAATCCACACTCCTGTAAAGCTTTGGTTGGATTATTAGGATACTTTGCCCAGGAGTACGCAAACATTAATTCATCTGGAGCAATATCACTAATATCAGATGTCAGGACTGGTAAATACTCAGGTAATGGTTCAGTTGGTAAATTACACGAATTATATGAGTTATATGAGTTATATGAGTTACTCCTTTTCCCTTTTCCTTTTCTATTATTTCTCTTAAACTTTTGAACCTTCTTAACTTTCTCTTTCGTATCTTTTTTAGATCCTCTTTTAAACATTATATTCTCCTTTAATTATATGTAAAAATCAGGTAAAAATCAGTAACACTAATTTTAATCATAAAAAATTATAAAAAAATTTTGAACTCAAGCAAAATAATATAAATATGTAAAATGGTATAAGGATATAAGGATATATAAGGGGTATATATACATATATATTGGTAACAGTGTTTTTGAAATCAAAATATATAAAAAAATATTATAACAGGAGTTATTAATTCAAAAATATATAAAAATTTTATAGGGGGTGCGTTCCCCCCACAGACCCCTCCCCTCCATTTCGTCAATGGCTTTTAATCTCTGCTCCTGGCCATTTATACGGTTTATTGGCGTTTCTCATGGAGTTATTTAATGTTTTAGTATTTTCCAGTACCATATATACCCTTATACCTTTATAGGGTTTAAATGGCATAAATACCGCATCCTGGAGCGTAATCAGATATTTAATCACATATCTCCTGATATGTATGTATGGCATGGAGATTGCATTATTAGCAAGGAGTGTGCCACAAATAAATATTTCTCCTTTGGTATGAGTTTTGCTTTATCGCACTTCGTATTTTATTCAACTCCATTAAATGCGATAAATTGGAGTTTGTATCGTACTTCTCTTACTTCGTATGTAACCGTAAATGCGATATATAAACTCATGGAGTACTAATCACTAATAAAGCAAAATAGGAGAATTGTGTTTTTATTGTGAGTACGTTACCCAATACTTTTTTTAACCATTTCCACTACTTTTTTAACCATTTCCACTACTTTTTTAACCATTTCCACACTGCCATATACATATATCCTTATATGGTCTTATATATCCTTATATGGTTCCTTATATCATCCAGTATCCTATATACCCTTATATGGTTTTACATGGATTCTGTTTATTTTTTCATTATAAT